ATAGAAAGAAACACAGCTAACATTGTAAAAGATGCAAGAACGCCTGCATATGGAACACATGGCAGTAATCGTGCATTTAAGGCAGACATACTTCCTCCAGTAGACCAAAATTATCTTGAACAGTTGGCAGACAGGTATTCTCACCTAAGGACTGTAATCACTCGAATAGCTTCTCAGTCTGTCGCCAAAGGGTGGGAGTACCACGCTGTTGGTGATGCAGGTGATAAAGAAGAAAGAAAGATGTTAGAGAAATTGCTACGAGACCCTACAGGCGGTAATGCAGATATTACAGCAAGTGAGTTCTTTAAGGCAATGATACGACAAGTAGAGGTTTTTGACGATTGTTGGATAAGTATTGTTTATGACAGGATACAAGGCAGTGATGATAAGATAGTCAAGGAGCTTTGGGTAGAAGATGCAAAGCAAATGCGTTTTGCAGTTGATGATTATGGTAAATTTAAGAATGAAGAGTATTTTGATATAATAACTAGAAAGCCTTTAGAAAAAGGAGAGCTAGGAGAAGGAGGGTTTGAAGCAGAGCCTGTGGCATATTATTATGACATGGGACAGGATGAGGACAAGATTCCTTTTGCAAGAGATGAGATAATTCATTTCAACAAGTACAGTGCGAATGCCAGATTGTATGGACAGTCGCCGATTATAGGTCTTTCTAAGAAAATAGAAACCGCTCTCGCCATTGAGAACTTCCAAAACAAAATCTACAAATTAGAGAGACCACCTTGAATAGATTGGGAGAATACATAGCAGAGGAGACAAGACGTAATCCTAACTTTGTACCAATTATAAGTAGTAGGGGCGAAGGGTCAGGTAGCGGTCAAGCGAAGTTTGTGCCTGTTATGCCTAACATGGATGAGTTGATGGCACTGCCATATATGGAGCGCATTAACAACGATATAAACGCAGCATATGGCGTTATGCCGATAGTAACAGGAAGTACGGCAGGCGTAGGTGGTTTGAATGCGGAGGGCGAGCAGATTTCTTTGTTTGACAGGACAGTGTTAGAAACGCAGCAATGTTTGGAAATGGGATTCCTTAGGCCGTTGATGAAGTTGATGGGAATAAAAACATGGAAGGTTAAGTTTGCAGATATTAATACAAAAAACGAGCAACAAGCATTAGCTAATATGTTACAGAAAGCAAATATAATTACAGTATTAAATAAAGTAGGAATAGAAGCTACATTAGATAAGGATGGTAATTTGGTACTTCCAGATAAGCCACAGGTAAGTATGCCAGAGGATGCTAAACCAGAAGTAGGAGCATTGAAACCATGAAACAATGTAAGAAATGTTTAGCAGGAGAAGTCAGAGTTAGGTTAATGTCTAATGGATTGTGTGAAGAGTGCGAGCACGATAGAGCTTGGAATAATAAAGCTCAGTATATGAAAGAATATAATAAAAACAGTAGAATGTTAATCAGACAGAAAGCTGCACAGGAAGTAAATAGAAAGTGGAAAGAAAAATATGGAGATGCTTCACCTGAAGAAGTAGCGGCATACAAATAATGCCAATGCAAGTTACGGAAGGTGGAAAACTTACTAGGTCTGTTAATTTTTTTAAAAAACAAAGTAATTGGAATAAGATATTAAGGCGTGCTATGGAAAATGTAGCAGGTGATATTAGAAACGATGCAGAAATAAGATTGTATCGAAGGTGGAAAAAGACTACTGGAAAAACAGGAAAAAGCATTCAACCAAGAATATATAGACGCGGAAACATTACTTACATTTCATTAGTGTCAAACCATCCTGCAATGAATTTTTTAGAATATGGTGGCCAATTAAAAGATGGCAAATATCCAACATATAGTCCATTATTAAGTGGTAGATTATGGGAATATGTGAGAGAAAAACCGGGTTGGAATACAGAGACGCTTGCAGCAAGAATGTCTAGTGCTATTTATGAAAATCAGCCTTTTAAGCGAGGAACTTTTCATATGAAACTTGCTTTACGTGCAGGTTTACCTAAGTTAGAAGGTGAAGTAATTAGAACTGCAAACAGGATGAAACCGAAGTAGTTTCCGGAAAGTTAGTTTTGTTTATATACACGTAGCCAATCTTAGGCTGTGGCAGACGCTGATACTAACTGGAAAGTTTACCGACCTGAGTGGTACAACGACAGAATTTTAGAAACATATATTAGCTCGCCTATTATCGATAAACAAAACGACAAGATAGGTACTGACACAATTAAAGAGTCCATGGATTTCTATATGAAATACGGGGTTTATTCATACAAGCATGAGGAGATGCCAGTAGGGTTGCCTCTTGCATATAAGGTTAAAGACGGTAAAGTTAAGATACGTGTAGGTATACACGACAAACTTCCTATGCACACAAGAGTATGGGAAGAGATGAAGATTTACGGTGACAAGGGCGGCTCCTCTATTAGGGGGGAAGCTGAGAAACAAGAGAAGGTCTGCGAAGGAGACGTCTGCCACAACAACATCTCCGAGTTGTCTCTTTGGTCCGTATCATGGGTTGGCAACAGACCAGCTAACCCAGAAGCTACTGTTACTGCAGTAGCAGCAGCCAAAGCAGCGGAACCTGTAAAGGTGACAAAGCAAGTAACACTAGATGAAATAGAAAGCATGGTAGAAAAGATAATAGAACGAAAGAATGGTAAGTATTGTCTTTATGCTAAGAAAGATAGAAAATTACTTGGATGCCATGATACTAAAGCAGGTGCAGTAAATCAAGAGCGAGCAATACAAGCTAGAAGATTTAGTAAAATGAGTGAAGAGCTTGACGAAATATTGGAAGTTCTAAAGAAAAAACCATGCTGGGCAGGATACGAAATGGTAGGATTTAAGTATGAGGGTGGTAAGAAAACACCTAACTGTGTGCCTATGAATAAGGCAGACGACCCAAGCACTCCAGCAAAACCAAGTGAGAGAAGAAGAGGCAGTACTAGAAATCCAAAAGGTACAGCTAGTGGAGAGCGTGGTGGAATTAAATTAAGTGAGGCAAACATCAAAACGTTAGAAGGTTATCGAGACAAACACAACAAAAAAGTTGGTAACGCTAAAGGGAAAAAGGCTAACATGGGAGCATTGAAAGCAGTGTTCCGCAGGGGTGCTGGTGCATTTTCAACTAGTCACCGTCCTAGCGTGCGTAGTCGAGACCAGTGGGCATTAGGTCGTGTCAAGGCATTCTTAAAACTACTAAGCTCAGGTAGGCCTTCCAATCCTAAGTACACCACGGATTACGATTTATTGCCTGCTGGTCATCCCAAATCTACTAAAAAAGAAATGAAGACAGTAAAAGTTAAGCCACCAAAAGGGCATCACTGGATGGCATACAAAGATGGTCCAGTGCTTATGGTAGGAGACTATGCGCCACACGAAGGTGCAGTAGAAGAATTTGAGTTTGAGGTTATAGAAGAACATGATGAATCAAGATTGTTAAAAGCAGAATATCAAGGCAGAAAAGTAAATCTTAACAAACCTTTTCGGTTAAAGGGTGAGAACAAGAAGTTTGGAGTTTATGCAAAAAACGAAAAAGGCAACATTGTACAAGTCAAGTTTGGCGACCCAAAGATGGACATTAAGCGAGACAGTCCAGAAAAACGTAGAAACTTTAGAGCAAGACATAATTGTGACAATCCCGGTCCTAAGTACAAGGCAAGGTATTGGTCTTGTAAGATGTGGAGTACAAGTAGTGTAACTGACATATTAGGTAAGATTGACAAACATATATGGGATATTGCAGGTATGAAAAAGTGTTCAGTAAAAAAAGGAATAGAGATTTCTAAAGCACCGGGAAGAAGTCAAAGAGGTATGCGTGCATTTATGACTACTTGTCGCAGGAATGCATTGAAACTTAGAAATTATGAAGGGCTTCAAAGTGTTAGAGACCCAGAGGCATTTTGTGCAGAGCTTTGGAGAAATCCCGGAAAGTACACAGGCCGCGGACCTAAAATGAGTCCTAGCAAAGTTAGGAATCAATCTGGTAGGGCATTGAGAGAAGCAATGGCTCGCGGAGGTTGGACACCTAAAGAAAGATTAAGAAGGGGACGTACACCTTCTTGGAATAAAAAAAGTTAGTTTCCGGAAAGTTTGATTTACTTATATACCCTTTTCTAAGTGTATATACATGACAGATTGCACTTGTGGTGGCACTCAGACCAAATCTGAAGACGAGGAAATCGTTGCAACAGAGGAAGTAGAATTAGCTGCCGGACTTGAAGAGCCAGTTGAACTTGGTAAGGAAGAGGCACTAATGAAAGACATGGAGAACACCCTTGCTAAGCTAAAAGAAGTACTCGCATACTTAGAAGAAGTCGCTGACGGCGAAGAAAAAGCTGAAGAAGACGAAGAAGAAGAAGAAGCAGAGGAAGAAGAAGCCGAAGAAGAGGAAGAAGAAGAAAAAATGATGGAAGAGGAAGAAAAAGAAGACGAAGCAGAAAAGTCTTCAAAAATTGACGACCTTGAAAAATCTTTAGCAACCTTGAAGAAACACGGCATTAACGTTTATACAGGAAAGAAAGCAACACCTGCTCCAGCACCAAAAGCTGATGAGCAAAAGGAAATTAATTTCTTGAATGTATCAAAATCTTTAGAGGAGATAGACAGAATGGCAGAAAACAAAAACATAACAGGAGGTTTCTAGAATGGCTGGTATGAGTTTTGAGGAATACGTCAACGCTTACTACCGTGGCGGATTAGATATCTCAGCAAGATACGGCATAAGGAAAGACGAACTACGTACAGACGGAGCAGGAACTTCAGACGCAGCATACTTTAACACAATGTATGGAGCATCTGTTTTTAATCAGCTAAACACTAAATCTGACGTTTTCAAGCTTTTCAGAAAAGAAGGTTGGACACAATCTGGTTGGAGAGTATTAACTGCTCGAACTGTAAGTGGAAGCAACACTGGTGTAGCAGAAGGTGGAGCATTTGGAGCATCTGATGTACCAGACCTAGCACTTGTAGAAGCTGACATCAAAGAAATTGTAAGTCCTTACACAGTTACAACTAAAGCAGCTATCCTAGCAGAAGCTGATGATGGAGTAAAAGGTCTAGCAACTTTCCTAAGAGCACAAGCAGCAGAAGCACACTCTTTCTACATTGACAAAATGATGTTGGCTCAACCAGCAGCAGGAGTTGCAGGAGACAACATGGAGTCACTTTACAGAATTGTAGGTAACAATGGACAATTAGATTTGAACGGTTACGATGCAAATGAAATGGATGTTTACAATTTGGACAGAGATGCAGGAACTTCATGGGCTGATGCATACGTTAACAACGGAGCATTCACAGGAAGTGCAGGTTCTAGAAATGAAACTGAAAGAGCATTGACTCTAGATTTACTAGATGCAACTATTCAAAATGCAATAGAAAATGGAGCACAATACAGTGACTTAATTTTCTTAATGGGACACCAACAGCTAACTGAATTAAAACAATTGATTACAAAAGGCAGTGGTGCAGGAGCAACATGGAGAATGGCTCTAGAAGCACAAGCTCCAAAAGGAACTAACGGAGTTGCTTCAGAACCCGGTATGAACTTAGATGGAAGAATGGGATACTATGACAGTATACCAATCTACGCAACACAACACATGGCAGATGCATTAACATCATCTAGCGGTGGTTCAACTGCAAGTATGGGGCCAATTCTATTATTAGATATGAAAGAATTGTACATCAAGGTTGCAGCACCAACTACTTTCTTAGCACAAGAAGATTTAGCAAACGTGCAAGCATTGAAAAGAAATTATGCTTTCATGACTGCTGGTGAAGTAATCTGTACTAAGTTTAAATCACAGGGATTAATACGCGGACTGGAACTAGGCGCTTAAATCTAATTGGAGCTATGTTAACATGGTTAAAATTAGGTACAAAGGGACTAGGCCTGTTTTCATTAGGACTGATGGGGGGCTACCTATTGCCTTCCAGACGTCTCAAGTCTATGAATTTGATGAACATAACAAAAGATTCAAAGAATTTGTTGAAAAACTTCTTGCCAAACCAGACCAATTTGAAGTCCTCACTGAAGTTGGGACTAAGAAAGTCGGCAAAGGGGTTAGAACTGGCCGCAAACCTGCTAGAAACAAAACCCAAAAGAAAATAGACGCAGCACTTAAAAAGCCCAAGGGCCTTAAGAAAGGTAAGGGGAAATCTAAGTAATGCCAAATACAATTACAAGGAAAAGAACAAGCAGTACAACAAAGACATTGCTTGTTGAAAATGACGCAACTACGTTAAGCGGTTCTACATACGTTGTACTTATAGATGCAATAGATGTAGAAACATATAATAGGGCATCTATACAGGTATTGTCTAATGATGAGAACGGAGGGCTTACTTGTCAAGTATGGGGTTCTTTGTTTGATGGTCCTGAAGCAACTCCCGTGACAAACAGTAAATGGGTACAGATAGGAGATGACATTGTAGTGGCAGCAAGTTCTGGTGCTATGAAGGCAATTTCTACGACTGCATTAAGAAAACTTGCAGTAACTGTAAAAGCAACAGATGGAGTTTCTGGAGAAAGTATAACTGCTGGAGATTGTAAAGTATTCTTACAGGGGACCATTTAGTGAATGGCTTCTCCTATATACTCTGAAATTGTCTTAGTAAGTGAGGTGGCCTAATGGCTGTAGTAACGTGGGATGGCTCAAGTTCTACTGATTGGAATACTGCGGCTAACTGGGATACAGGAGCAGTTCCGACATCATCAGATGATGTAATTATACCAGATACATCAAGTATAAACAACTGTGAATTATCAGCAACTGGCGGTAACCCTAAAAATGTTCATTCATTAAAATTAGAAGCAAACGGTACTTTAATTGGTAATGACATTGCAATAAGAGTATTTGGTGAAGGCGATGGTTCAAGTGGAACTACTAATGGGTATGCAGTAGATTTAGGTGGTATTGTGTCAGGTCTTTTACATCTAACAATAAAGACAGATGACACTACTAATCTTGATATCATACCTTCATCTGGAAATGTACACGATTTAATTATTGATTTAGGTGATGCGTCTAGAGTTGCAAAAATACAAACGGGCGGGCCAACACTTACTGGAGACCTTACAATAACGTCAGGTGAACTAAGGACAGAAAACAATGCACTTACAGTAGCAGGTGATATAAGTAATTCAGCAACACTTACAGGTAATACTAGCGCAATTTCAAGTAGGAAACTAATTTCAACAGGAACCTTGAATGGAGGTAATTTTACAGTTACAGGTGTAGGTCTTGGAAATTCTATAAGAACTATAGATTTAGGTGGAACTGTTACAGGTAATGTGGATATTACACTTACAGGTGCAGGAAATAATAGAACAGAAGATTTACAACCTGCAACAGGAAACCTTAGAAATGTTATTATTAATAATGCAGCAGCAGTTGTAAGGACAGGAAGAGATACAACTATCGATGGAACTTTTACAGTTACAGCAGGAACATTAGATACTGAAAATCACGATTTAGCTACAGGAAGCACAGGTCATTTAAATGGTAACGGAACTATAAAAACAGGTTCAGGAAATTATTCTACGGGTGGAGCTTGGTCTATTGCTAACACACAATTACAAGTTGATGGTGGAACTTTTGACATAGGAAGAAGTAATGACGAATCAATGGGTGGAAATTGGGATTGTAATAATGTATCAGCTACAATAGCCACTCATAAATTTAGTCCTACAATAAACATGACAAATGGGACTGGTTTAGTTTCAGGCAACACGGCAGAAAAAATAATTGTTACTGCTACATCATTAGGAACAGCAAACGTTTACGGCCCTTTACAAGGTAGAATTAATTTAGTTACTAACAGTTCAGGTAGCAAAGACTTTGTATTGAAAGAAGACCTAACTGTTAACGGTAGGATTGTAGTTTCAGGTTCAGGAGAGTTTAGAACTTACGATAGTTCTAATACTTATGATTTGTTAGTAGATGGAGCAACTCAACACACAAGTAACAACGGTTCTGCTTATAGTTGTTTAGATGTTATAGATTCAGCTAAATTTTTAAGCGGTAGTTCTAGTGTTATTTTAGATGCAGCTTTAGGCTCTAATCTTTGTGACATTGGTGAATTTAATGGAACTGATGGACAGGCAGTTACAGGATGGACAGCATATGGAAATAATACGATTGTTTATGATAGTAATAGTGCTAAAATAACTTATGTAGACAATTCAACAGGAGCTTTTTTTATGTTAAACTCCACTGCTTTATCTGAATCATCATTAACAGTAGGTAAAGTTTACAAATGCACTTTTGACGCTAAAATAAATACAGGCTCTGTAAATTTAAAATGGACAACACAATCTAGTTCTTTACCATTTGGTGCTAATTCAGAAACTCATGCCTATTTATTAGGTGCTACTTCAAGAAATGAAAATTTAACTAACACATCATACGAAAAAAGAGTGGCATATTTTGTGGCTGGTTTTACAAGTGTTTATCTTTATGTTAGTAATATGAGTTCTGGCGAGGTTGTTCATATTGATAATATGACTGTGCAAGAAGTTATGGCTAATGGTTCTGGAGGTTCAGCAGGACATAAAATGAGTTATGGATTAGATATAGCTTCTACATCTACAGCTTGTAATTTAGGAACTGGATTTTATTACAGTTGTGGAACAAGGTGGGGAGGTCAAAATCATACTAAAACATCAGGTAGATTCTGTGCAGGTTCAGGAGATTCTACTGAATATTTTTCAGGAGGTGGAAACACTTTAAGCCTTGGAACTACCGACATTATATTTTTAACAAATTCAGGAGCTACAAGTTCTATAGGATGGAACATTCCTACCACGACTTGGGATTGTCGAGGATTTTATTTTTACGCTTCTAGTGCAAGTCATTTTCATGCTTATTGGGCGCACGGTAGTGGAAACGCTCCAACTGTAAACAGTCCATCTTCTTCAACGGCTACAAAAATTCATACTTATGATTGTGATATGTTTATCTTAAAAGGTAAATTTAGAACTCAATATCCTGCAACAGATAAATATTCAGTAGGTATTGTTTGCACTGGTGATGTTAGAATATTTGACGGTGGAGAACTAGAAACACATCAAGATGCTTATACTTCAGGAACAAGTTGTGACCATACTTTTGGAAATCTTATAATTGATAATGGTGGAACTTACAAAGCAACAAGCAAAACTACTACTTTGACAACAGGAGGAGTTATAAACGGAATTGCCAATTCAACTTTAGGAGGAGAAGGCACTTTTACACATAACAATGGAACTTTAATATTCGATTCAGTTTTACATAGGATTCCTAGGGGTGGAACTTTTTACAATGTTAAAATGACAGGTAATCAAAATACTGGAGGACTTTACGCATATAGTAGCACATTGCTTCCACAAGCCGTCATGCCTGACGGAACTACTCACATCAACTATATGTCAATATTAGGAACTTTAGATATTACAGAAGGTGAGTTTAGGCCTTACAATGCTGATAAAGTGTATATTCATAATTTAGTAATAGGAGATGGCACAGGTTCAGCAAATTCAGCTAAGTTTGATTTTTCAGAAGCAGATACATTTGATGGTAAAGTTTTTGTAGATAATGTAACTATACATTCAGATGGTCAGTTATTATTTGGAACTAATGATGAAACTTCAGCTACCGAAGGCTCTTCTGCACTTAACATATCAGGTTCATTTAGAAATCTTGGAGGGTCAGTAGACATAGCATAATGGCAATAAATCTTAACTTTACAGGCACGGGCGGAATAATAGAAGGAAATCTTGGAGCAGCAAACGTTAATGTAAATCTTGACGCTGCTTTAGATTTTGACGGCTCTAATGATTTAGTAGATTTAAATTATGGAAGTGGCGTAAATGCACAAGCTGGTTTTTCTGTAGCATTCTGGGTAAAGTTAGATGATAGTTTTACAGGTTCTCCTAATCAAATGTTTATAGGTTCTACTTCAGGAACAAATCAAAGGTTCTATATTGGAACAAATAACACAAGATTTTCTTTTGGTTATGCTTCATCTGGATGGTCATCTTCTGGGTCGGCAACTGCATTTGCAGGAGCTTGGCATCATGTATGTGTTACTGCAACTAGTGGCGCACAAAAATTGTATGTTAATGGTGTAGAAATTACAGCTCAAGCTAAGACTGATTCAAGCACATTTGCTTTAGCAAGTGATTTAGGAGCAGGCTCTATGTTTGGGGGTGCTTATTATTCAAATAGCACAATGGCAGACATAAAAATATTTGGAGATGTTCTTACCGCAGCAGAAGTTCAAGAATTAGCTTCAAAAATAAACTATGATATTTCACTAGGTTCTATAGATAATTTAACACGATGGTTTAAAATGAATGCAGGTTCAGGAACAACTATTGCAGACGATAGTGGAAACAGCGGAACTGCTGCTGATATAGATGGAGCTACTTGGATATATGACCAATACAGTCTAGATGTATATGATAATAGCACAACGACAGATGGAACGTTTACAGTAACACAAGGAAAGGTAGAGGGTTTGGCTTTGTCATCTGTAGAATTTAACGGTAGTGACGATTTTATTAATATTAACAATTCTTTAGAATCGTGGACTGAGTCTGCTCAAAAAACAATGACAGCTTGGGTTTACAATAATGGCAATTCAAATGTAGCTAGAGTATTTAACACAGGCTATGCAGAATCAGGTAATAAAACCGCATTTGGTTTGGGAATATCTTTATCAGGTCACGCTAGTAAACCATTTGCATTTTTAAGAGACACAAGCGCAGGTGCCATTCAACAAGCTTTTGGAGAGGTTCATACTAATAATACTTGGATGCACTATGCTATAGTTCAAGATGGGGCTAATGATAAAGCATATCTATATCAAAACGGTGTATTACAAGCTACTGTAAGTAGTGTTGGAGAAATTAACGCAACGGCTACAACTAGCGCAAAGATAGGTAAACATTGGTCAGGTGGCGAAACTAGTTATTTTAACGGCAAAATAAGAGATGTAAGATTATATGATTACGACTTTAGCGATGAGCAAGTAGCTTCGCTTTATTCAGGTTCTTATCCGCAAACGCCTTTACATCATTGGAAACTTGATGAAGGTTATACTTCAGGAACAACAGCTAACACAGCAGGTGCTTTTGAAGATTCAGGCACAGGAACAGATTATGATGCACAAGGTTCAGGATTAGTAAACGCAAGTTGCGTAAACGGCACTCTTGACCTTGACGGTTCACTTACGATAGCAGCTAACGGAACTTTGTCAGCACCAAGAGGAACATTAGAAATGGAAGGTGCATCTTCAGCTTTTACATTTAAAAATTTAGCTACAAATGGATTTATACATAACAACGGAACTGTTGATGTAGATGGCAGCACAACTTCAAATCCGTTAATTATAGATGATGATAGTGTTGCTACTACTAAGTTTTATAATTTAACAATATCTAACGACCATCAAATCAGAACTCAAAATTCAATAACGGTAGAAAATAATTACACGTTAGGAAGTTCTACATACGGTCATATTTTTGAAGCAGACACTCTTGGTTCTAAATTAACATTTACAATGGGAACTTCAACTGAAGGAGGCATTATGACTTTAAATGCTGAAAAACTTAGAGGTGCTAATGATTCACAAGTACTTGCAGTAGTTGGAGCTTGTGATACAGATTATACTCAAGTTAACACAAATCCTTTTGACTTTGATTTCGATGACAACGGAACTTGGGAATTGAAGAATTTAAATTTTAACACAGACATTACGACAAGCGGTGCAGGTTTAACATTGAGACTTACAGGAGATTGTGAGTTTGATGCCGTAACAGTAAGTAGTGGAGATACTTTAGATTTGAATGGACAGAGGGCTAAACTATCTGGAACACTCACAGGTGCAGGAACCGTTGCTTGTGGAACAGATGCTCTAATTGAAACCGCAGGAATAATTAATTTTGACAACTCAGGAACTTGGTCAGGAAATTGTAATATATTTTCAACGGCTTCAGCTAATCATTATTTAAAACCCGCTTCTTTTGCAGCTCATAATGTTTCTAATTTATTTTTAAACGATGGAGCTAATCCGCAAAGATGGGGTGAAAATTTTGTACAAAATATTATAGTAGGAGCAGGGACACAAAGTTTTGGAGACCCGCCACCTACAACAGGCCCTATTGAAAATATGACAATAGCTACTGGAGCAACTGTAAATGGTGCTGATAGAACACTTACGTTTGATGGAGATTTTACTACCAGTGGTGGTCTTATTGGTAAGAGTGCTTACAGTTCAGATGGAGGGTCTTCTAATTCAGGTTCAGGTACTGGAGTAGGATTGTCTGCAACAACTGGACCATTTACAATAGAACAGTGGGTAAAACGT